GCAAGTGAAGACCACGGAGCGAAAGAAACCGGCACCCGAAGGAAAAATTGTAGGTACAGGTACCTCAGGAAGCAGTGACCGCAAGCTTGAGCAATTGCGTGCCGAGGCCGACAAGAGCGGAGACTACACCAAGGTGCGCCAGTACAAGAGCCAGATCAGGAGTAAGTGATCGGGTAGACTTTGTTTACAGGAAGCCGACCCCTGCAAATAAGTCGTGAGTTTTAGTTCTAAACGGCACCGTCGGCCTGCGACGAGAAAGTATTTTTGTGACCCCGTAGGGGTTACTGATTTTCCCTCGTAGAGGTGCCATCATGGCCAACAACTTTAGCAAGGAAGAGCGAGTCGCGTTTGAAAACCTTCTTGAAGGTTTCCAAGACGCCGAAGTCCTCGCCCGCGCTGCAGTAATTTTCAACTCCGACTCGACAGAGATGGAGCGCTCGAACAACATCATCTGGCGTCCCCAGCCCTACATCCTCCCGTCGTACACCGGCTCTGACCAGTCTGCGAACTTTCAGGATGCGGCTCAGCTCGCTGTTCCTGCCCAGCTTGGATTCCGCAAAGCGGTGCCCTGGGCTCTCACCGACACTGAACTCCGCGATGCCCTGCAGGAAGGACGTCTTGGCGATGCCGCCAAACAACGCCTTGCCTCAGACATCAACGTCGCTCTCTTGGGCGCCGCCACCAACCTTGGATCGCTCGTGGTCAAGCGCACTGTCGCCGCCACCGGCTTTGATGACGTTGCCTTGTGCGACAGCATCATGAACGAGCAGGGCGTTCCCAGCTATGACCGCTACATTGCTCTGTCGTCCCGCGACTACAACAACATGGCGTCGAACCTTGGAGCTCGTGGAACCGTTCAGGGCAAGGTCCAGACGGCCTACGAAAAGGCGTACATCGGCAATGTGTCCGGCTTCGATGCTTTCAAGCTTGACTACTCCCTCCGCTTAGCTGCCGCCGGCGGTTCGAGCATCACGATGGACACACGCGACAGTGGTGCGAACTACTGGACGCCCAAGTCGTTTGCTGTTTCGACCAGTGGTGAAACCGCCAACGTTGACAACCGGTTCCAGACCATCACCGTAAGTTCGACCACTTCGATGGCCGCCGGCGATGCGTTCACGATTGCAGCCGTCAACGCCGTGCATCACATCACCAAGGCGGACACCGGCCAGCTCAAGACCTTCCGCGTCGTGAGTGTGCCATCGTCCACCACCTTGGTGATTACGCCCCCGATCATCTCCAACCAGGTGTCCACGCCCAGCGGTACTCAGTATCAGAACTGCGTTGTAAACACCAAGGCGAGCAACTCGGCGCTGGTGTTCCTCAACACCGTGTCTGCGGCCGCCAACGTGTTCTGGCAGAAAGATGCTCTTGAGCTTCTGCCTGGTCGCATCGCCGCCCAGCCTGATGCTGGTATGAACGTCATGCGCGGTAAGACCGACTCTGGAATTGAGGTTGTCATGCAGAAGCAGGCCGACATCAAGACCGGAAAGATTCTTTACCGGCTCGACACTCTGTTCGGAGTCGTGAACAAGCAGCCTGAGATGAGCGGGATAATCCTGTTCAGCCAGACCTAATAGGAGTTCAGCATGGCACTTAACGTTGTCGCTCGCGGGGGTAAGGCCCTCGTAACGCTTACTGCTGGTGCCGCGCTGGCCGTTCAATCGGCTGGCGTGGTTACCATCTCGTCCTACACTGCCTACGCGCAGGAGCCCGCTGTAACCGCGTGGCTGGCCAACTCGACCGCTGGTCAGGTGTACACCACCTCTACCTACTCGGCTGGCGCCACTCTTCAGATCGAGGCTCCGTATAACTACGAGGCCTATTACGAGGTGGGCACGGCTCCCATCGTGCAGTTCCTCACCGCTGATAGCGGCCAGATGAACACCGCCGCGGGTGCCGCTCAGGTGGTCAATGCCACCGCCACCCTGTCGGTCACCAACCTGATGGGCCAGATCATCACCTCGACCACTGCCTCGGCCGTGACCGCTACCCTGATGACCGGCACCGTTCTTGACGCCGGCGCGTCGTTCAACATCGGCGACTGGTTTGAGTTCAGCGTCGTCAACACGGGAGCTTCCAACAGCTTCACGATTGCGGCGGCTACCGGTATCACAATCGTTGGAGCTGCAGCTGTGTCGAACTCCACGTCGGGGCGCTTCCGCATGGTGAAGACCGCCGCCAACACGTTCGTTCTGTACCGAGCTTCGTAAATAGCCGGGGGGTTTTGGCCCCCCGGTTTCTTCAGGAGTAAAAATGGATTTCCCGCGCTTTGTGTTCTACGTCCCCGGCCCCCGTCAGCACCAAGGATTCACCTATGACCACTACCTTGTGGAAGACCAGGACGAGTACAAGCTGGCTCTGGAAGAGGGATTCAGCGAAACAGTGGCCGAGGCTCGAATTGTGGCCGAAAGCCGAACGGCACCAAAGGCCGACCCGGTGAAGAAGTCAAAGAAGGAGTAGTCAGTGGGATACACCAAGCGGCAACTGATCGAGGATGCGTTCGACGAGATGGGGCTTCCTGCCTACGTCTTTGAGCTGGCGCCTGAACAGTTGCAGACGGCTCTGCGCCGGCTGGACACCATGATGGCCGAATGGGACCTTCGCGGTTTGCGCTTGGGGTTTCCCTTGGGTGGACCGACGTCTTCGGACATCTCAGTCGACACTGGGCTACCCTTAGGTGCCGTGCCTGCGGTGGTGACAAATCTGGCCATCCGATTGGCTCCGAGCCATGGCAAGACCGTTGCGCCTGAAACCAAGAGTGATGCGAGGACCTACCTCAACACGCTCATGACCTACGCCGCGTTTCCGAATGAGTACCAGTGGCAGAGCACGCTTCCGCTGGGAGCTGGCAACAAGCCCTGGCGCTGGCTGCAGACCTTTGCAGCAAAGCCCCAGGCGAAAGATTTACCGACCCCAGTGGTTGGAATGACCTTTGATGGAGGCCCGCAGTGATCGGCACCTTAAGTTCCGCAGCCGCCGTATCAAGCGGTGACACCGTTGTAATCTACTCTCAGTCCGACAGCGCCTACGAAGGGGCAACGCTCACTCTTCTCAAAGCTTACTTTCAGTCGAATCTAACCTTTGCAGGTAGCTTTGTTACCCAGTATTCTTCTCCCTCCACTACAGGCTTCTCTGTGACCATCGGCTCTGGTTCCACGGTGACCGCAGATACCCACCTGATACTCACGCCCACCGGAACTTTGGCGGCTGGAACCATCACCCTTCCTCCGGCTGCTGGCTGCTTGGATGGCCAGAGAGTGATGATCAACTCCACCCAGATTGTGACTGCGCTCACCATCGGGACCAACGGAGCCACGGCCGTGACCGGAGCCCTGACTGCCTTTACTGCCAACGGCTACATGACCCTCAAATACGACAAACCATCTCTGACCTGGTATCGGGTCGGGTAAGGAGCCATTATGCTTTTCGGAGCCTTTAACGCCCAGCGCGGCGCAACCAAGTCGGTCACCACCAGTGGCACCAGCCAGAATGTGTCCATCTCACCAGGTACCGAGTCTGTACGTATCACCAACGTGGGAACCAGCTACTCTGCGTTTGTTCGTCCTTTCAGCCTCAAGTACGAGTCGGGAACTACCTGCACGTCGTCTGACACCGTTGTGCTCCCTAGCAGCTCTCTGGTGCTCTACAAGGAAAAAGACCAAGACACCATCGCTGTCTTACAACTGACAGGGGCCACTACGCTCTACATCCAGCCCGGCGGCGGCGGGGTCTGACGTGCAACTCCCGATCTTGCAGGGAGTTTGGACCGATGGCGCAGCCGACATGCGCACCGGATATCCTGTCAACATGGTTCCTGTGATAAAAGATTCTGGCCTTTCAAAGGGCTATCTCAGACCTGCCGACGGCATCGTATCAATTGCAACTGGGCCTGGTATCTGCCGTGGAGGCATCAACTGGAATGGAACTCTTTACCGAGTAATGGGAACCAAGCTGGTGTCTATTTCGGCTGCCGGCGTGGTAACCACATTAGGCGATGTCGGAGGTACTACTCAGGTTTCCATGGATTACGGCTTTGACCGGATTTGTGTCGCTTCAAATGGCGGGTTGTTTTACTGGACCGGAACGTCGTTTCTTCAAGTTACAGACACAGACCTTGGCACAGCTCTAGACGTGGTATGGGCGGACGGCTACTACGTGACCACCGATGGAACCTATATTGTAGTCACAGACTTGTCAAACCCCTTGAGTGTAAATCCGCTGAAGTACGGAACTTCCGACATCGACCCCGATCCAGTTGTCGCACTTAAGAGGCTTCGCGGTGAACTTTATGCCATCAACCGCTACACAATAGAGGTTTTTCAAAACACGGGCGGATCATTGTTTCCATTTACCAGGATACCTGGAGCGACCATCACAAGGGGAGCTGTTGGAACCCACGCCGTGTGCCTGTTTGCCGATCAAATTGCCTTTATAGGTTCGGCCCGAGCTGAAGCTGCTGGTGTCTGGCTTGGTGCCGCAGCCCAGTCAGTAAAAATTAGTTCTCGGGAAATCGATGTGCTACTGAAGGGTTATACAGACGCTCAACTGGCTCTGTGCCTTGTCGAGTCTAGAAACGACAAGGGAAATCACCAGTTGTGGGTGCATTTGCCCGACAGGACAGCCGTGTACGACCTTGAGGCATCAATAGCCGGAGGAATACCGGTGTGGTTTTTTCTCACGTCATCGACAACTGACTTCTCAGCATACCGTGCACAGAACCTAGTGTGGGCAAACAATGTGTGGAACGTGGGTGACACTACCACCGCGGCTATCGGCACGCTTTCAGATACGGTGTCTTCGCAGTGGGGGAATAAGGTCCGCTGGGAGTTCTCCTCGCAAATTGTCTACGCTGATTCAAACGCAGTTATTTTTCACCGACTAGAGCTTCATGCGTTGACGGGGCGTATTGCAGTTGGAGCAGATCCGCGCATTAGCACGTCTTTCTCGGTTGATGGAATGTTGTGGAGCG